ACAACTTTATTCTTAAACTTATTCATAATGTCGTTAACATATTGCTCAGCTTTTAACTTAGGCAAGTTACCAACATCAATATAAAACACCCTACGTTCTGGTGCTCTTGTAATTCTATAAATCACTAAAGAATCTTCAATCATCTTTAGTTGATTCACTGGCTTAATTGCTTTGTGGAGATGACTCAATGTCATACCAGAGTTGCCATCAGTAAGCCCAGAAGGAATGAAGATTACGGAATCAAGCGATAGCCTAATTCCTTGCGTTCTTCCTTCAGTAATACCCTTGTCGTTATATAGGTAGTATTCTTCTACACCCTTAACAACCTCAGCGCCATTTTTCGCACGCTCTTTTACGATCTCTTTTATCTTACGAATTTTTCGTGGATCAATATATCTTAACTCAACAATACCATTTTTTGGTTTTTCTAGATCAATCAAAATATGATAGTATAATCTTCCATCTACATACCATGAGCGGAACATTTCATTACAACGATCCTCAAACTTCAACAACTTAAGAACCTGAGCAAATTCTTCTTGAATTTTATTCTTAATGTTAGTTGACAATTTTACATGGTCTAAAACAATATTTACTGGAGATTTATTATCCTCAGAAATAATTGCTTCATTAACAATGTCTTCGACTGCAGCATCACAATCAGGATACTGAGCCACTTCCCTATACTTCTTAATAAGATCGTTCTCGCTCTTAATTAATGCATCAAGATCGAGAACCATCCCAAAATAACCACCCGCACTGTTGACTACCGTACTTCCATCATCAGATGAGGGAACTACCACACTGGGTAGTTCTTTATCTTTCTTTCGCTTTATTTCAAAACCAAATAATTCAGCCATTGTGACCTACTCTCAAAATAATTATAAAAATGTATTAAATACGAATTGGTAGTGATCCGATCGGTGTATCGATCGATACATTTACACCAACGCCAGAAGCAGTTGCTGTATTTGAAGACCAATAGTTGTATGTAAATTCGCACTCAAATTCTTCAATTGCATTTGTTTGATCAAAACTTAACGCAATCGCAGAGATGTTTGTTGGATACGCATCCACAAATCTGTACGATTTAATGATAGCGCCATTACGATCTAACTGGTGAACATCTAAGTCCACTTGATATTCGCGAGGTGCAGTTCTACCATTAGTTGTTGTTAAATTTTGGATACCATTTGACCATTGTTCCAATGCGTTTCTAATATTAAACGAAGTATCGTTAATGATAGTAACAGACCATGGAGCAAAAGTTCTTTCTCCTGCTACGTGAACAGCACGACCACGATATTGGACAGGAATGTCCTCAATCGTAGCAGCAGGTAATTGTGCAGCTTTACATAAAAACTGAGCACGAGTACCTGCGATAATCCCTGCTGTTACATATGAGGGAAAACTTAGTTCTACTCGGAATTGGTTAGGACGTGCCCCACCACCAAGTAGTTGCGCTTTAAAATCAGCAATATTTGCCATATTCTTTTCTCCTTATCTTCTATTTAGTTGATTATGCACCGATTTCGTTAAAGTTCACAGACGAACGTGAAGCAACGAAAGTAAGGGTGATAAAGTTAATAGAGCGATTTGGTTTCACGAAGATTTCGGCAACGAATTCATTGCGGTCAATTACTTCGCCAGTGTTATTTGTATCATCGCACTTTACTCGGAAGTCAGTAACACCTCTACGACCTTGAACATCACGTAGGAATGGTTCAATTAAGTTTCTGAATTGCGCACGAGTAAAGCCATCGTTAAACTCAAACAGTTGGAATTTAGCAGCAGTTGCAATCGCTTTTTCAAGAACGATAAACAAACGACGCACGTTAATTCTATCAAATGCACTTGGTGCAGCCAATAGAGTTTTATCTCCAAACAATACTGTTCCTTCTCCTGGGAATGTAACAACTGGATTAATACCCTTTTTATAGAGTGTATCACGTTGTGTTTTTCCTGCGTTTACAGCTAGTTTAACTACGTTTTTAATTTGTCCACGATTTAGACCACCTGGAGAGAACCAAGGATCTGTAGTGTAATCAGTACGGGCACATAGACCTGCGATATCACCATTCAATGGAATGTAGCGGAATTTATCATTGTATCTGTCATACTGATACTTGTAACCAGAATCTAATACGGCATATGAAGAGCTTGGTAGCGCATCACGGTATGCAGTAAGTTTAGCGATTTCGGTAGAAGTAGAACCAATAACAATTGATCCGTCGCTAACATCTTGTGGGCTAATAAATGCAACACAATCTTTACGCACTTCAGCAATATTATTGATGATGTATGTAGCGTCAGTAGTAGTTGCTTTACCTGCCATAACTAGAGAAATATCATACAACTCATCATTAGCAAAAATGCTATATGCTGTTTGTATATTTCCGCTAGAAGGAGCATAGTCATCAGCACCACCAGCAAGTGTTACGTTTAATGCTGCAGATAAAGATTTGTATTCTGTGGTAGCACCACTTGATGTAACGCTGGTGATTGCTGCACCCCAAGCTACACCTGTTGCTTCAATAGCAGTTGGGTGATCCATCCACCATAGATACTTAGATTGACTATTGATAACAGCTGCATAGTAGTTGTTAGATCCATCTGGTTTCTTAGCATCAGATGCTTTAGAAAGACCAGTAAATTTCTCTAAAACAGAACCTGCAGTTCCAGTCCATTGACCATCAACGTCAATAACCATGATATGCACTTCATCTTCAGCAGCAGTTTTACCTGCATTTACAGCAAAAGGAGATGTGCCAGGAGCATATTCAAATTGAGCTGCTAGATCTGCGTTAGCAGAAGCAAAGGAAGTAAATGACTCAGAGTCAACCATAATGAATTTAAGAGAATTACCCAATGTTCCAGGATATTTGGCAGCGAATTCGCCGACAGTACCTTGGCCACTTGCGTAAGCTGAAGTGTAATTATCTAGATTTTTAATCAACACAGGTGTACCAGAGGTACCTGCATTTTTTAAGTTCGTACCAGTTGTTCGCACAACTAATAGATTGTTTGCGTATGACAAAAAGTTAGCTGCTGTGTAGAATGGAATAAAATTGTTATCGTTTGGTTTCCCGAAACGACTTACAAGTTCATTCTCAGATGCAATCTGAACTGGATCCTCTACAGGACCCCAAGCAAATGCGCCAGCAAAAGCGCCTGCAGATGTTGATACCGCAGGAACGATTGAAGTTAGATCTCTTTCTACTACTGCAACGCCAGGACTAAGTTGGAAAGGCATTGTAATTCTCCTTATTACATTATTATTTTTTGATTGCTACTGAGGAGCACGGTCTTCATAGTATTATTTAGTAATTCTATGATTTTAGAAATTCAATGGAACCGCTTCCTCTTCTCTTCCATCTGTGATAAACCCAAATGGTGTTAATTGTTCTTCTATTGCTTGTATATGTTTTTCGTATATAACAGTTCTCATATTTACATCAGTAAGTTCTTTAAAGTATGGCTGGGTTGTAAGCCAAGCAAAAAGCACCAAAGTCATCACTATATCATCATGATATCCATCATCAGCAGCAAAAGATCCCTTTGATTCGATGAAGGTCGAGAGTTCTGAAATTGCATCGAAATCCGTTACTAACAATTTCTTTTCTTCAACAAGCGTCTTTAGATTTAAGCAACCACGTCTTTTGACTGCTTTGTCTGTATAAACACCTAATTGAGTCTTACCGCCACCAAACCCACCAGAAACAAATTGTCCCTTAGTAGTTCTGTTGACAAATAATAGGTTTTCGTATTCTAATTCATTATACAAAATATCAGTTACTTGATCGCTAGTGTTTTGCTCAATCAGAACAAATGCATTATTATATTCCCTACCAACTTTTTCAATGATAGATGGGTATAATAATGTACTAACAGTATTGTTTCTATATTTAGCTACTATGTGATATGGCGATTCTGTGACGTCTACAACAGTAAATGCACTGTAATCACCTTCAACACCTCTTCCGACGTCAGCAACTAAAGTATAAATGTTATCCTTTTTCGGTGGCTTAATAACATCAAATCCATCTTTCTGGAAGATGTATGGCTCTGGCGACATTTGGCCAATAGCATCGCCTGCAATAAGCGTAAGCGCAGAACCAAGAAAATTACAAAGAACCTCTTGGTTGAATTTAATTTCACCAAGCTGTCTTCTTTGCTCTTCAGCCCACACTTCATCTCTACCTGGAATTTTCCAATAAGGGATGAACATACTCTTAAAGTCGTTTCTACCATTCTCAGCATCATTCCAAAATTTCCAGAAATGATTATATCCAAGAGGTGTTGACGTGATAAGAATTTTAGTAGTCTTACCTGCAGAAATAGTAGGATATACAGATGTAAAGAACGACTCAGCAATTTGATTCGGTATAATAGCTGCTTCGTCAATGTATAGTAAGTTTACTGACTTTGAACGAATACCAGATATTGTTGTTGCTGCAGTAAAAACTTTACTACCATTCTCTAATTCTACGTCACCCTTATTCCAAGTGGTAACACCTTGCTGTAACCATGGTGGCAAATTTTCAAACATTAATTGATAGCGTGATAAAATTTCCTGTGCAGTTTTTGCTTTATTCGCTAACACGGCAACTGTTTTACTATCATTAAAAATTGTATACCACAGGATATATGCTGCAGAGGTTGTTGTTTTACCCTGCTGGCGTCCTTCCATCAAAATAACCTTGCGGTTGTTGTGGATTAAATCAACTTTTTCTTTTTGGCACTCATACAACTTAAATGGCTGTAGTCCGTCATCTAGTGTAACAATATAGCAATAATTATCTATAAAGTATATCGGATCTTGCGAACACTTTACATACTCTTCAACTTGCTCTTGTGTAAAAGAATGTTTTACACCAGCAGCTTTTAGAGATGAGTTCGAATTATAATTAGCAGCCATTAGACAACAGTAATAATTCCTAACATTGTGGCAGGGTTTGTTTTACTTCTGTATTTAAATGTGTTTCCTGTTGCAGCACTCATCGGTATAGTAAATGTAACAGTTTGGTTTTGGTCAGCTTCGTTTCGAGTTGCGCCAGTTGAAGAAATAAAAGCTGCAGCTGGTGCCACGTTACTTGAATCTAAAATTTCTAAAATTTCACCAGCAATAGTAGTTGTGAAACGATATGTGTGACCACGATAAACGAATAGTGTTGGATCAGCTTCACCTGCTGCTGCCAAGCCAGAGCCTGTAACTGTATAGTTTGTTGGACCTGTGCCACCAAAACTAAAGGTAATTGCAGGATGCACAAATATTGCGCCAGTTAGACCATTGGCAGATCTAACACCAGAATTAGTAATCTGAAGGTTGCTATTTAATGATGATGTTAATGAAATACCATCACCTTGAATAAGTGCGATGTCATTAGTTCCTGACGGATTCGCTGAATTTAGTCTTAGAGTTATTTGCCCAGCGAATAATTGCTCAGTTGTTAAATTATATGTAGTATTAGTATCAGTAGAGTTTACTGTAATGGTATCAGCATCAGTTCTAACCACTGACACGTTAGTTCCTGAAGCAATCTTCACATTATCTGTTGATGCATCTGAACCAGTTAAACGTAGATTTACACCACCAGTTGCTGTTTCTGATGAAATGCCATATGTCGTATTAGTGTCAGCTACAACTGCAGCTGGCGCAAATGTAGTACCATTCCACCTTAAAGCATCACCATTTGATGCGCCAGCAGTAGTAATCTTTAGTGATGTCGCTCCAGCAACTGTACCCAAAGCATCATACAACTCTGTTAGTGTGTTATTAACCTTAATACCAGCATCGCGAAGAGTATCGCCTGTTCCATCGTTTGGCGTAGTACCCACATTGATCAATTGTTTTGCCATTTTAAAACTCCTTTAAAATTCTTCGTTCCACGTTTCGGAAATAACCGAAGGTGGAGTTGTTTGTGTAGCCGTATAGTCTGCGACTGTTGAACCATCTTTAATCACTGTAGTATCAACCAATACTGATTTAATTGGAGTACCATTAGAAGTCGGTCCATATAAATTAACTTTCAAATTGAACGTAAGCGTATATGTTACAAATCTTCTTGTTTGAAAATCGCCATCATAATCATCTTGCACTGAAACTGAATTCAATATAACTGGAATATCGTTAGCAACACTCATTCCTGGAATAGTATTTAGCGACAGAGTAAACTCTGGTGTAAAATATGGAAGAATCTGCTCAACTATTTGCATAGCATCTTCTTGCGTCTTCGTCAGGATGTAT